GTCAAGAAGCAGAATCGGCTTGAGCGGATGCGGGAGGAGTTCTGTGGGATCTCAGCTCCCACCCAAGAAGGTTGGGTCGGCTCCTATGGCCTCTCGAGACAGTCGCCAGTCCTTGGGATGGTGGCCTACTCGGGGTCTACGAAGCCGGGCTTCTCCGGCAACCTCTACCTCTCGAATGGAGTCCCGATTGGGATGCATCTCGGAGTCAATGGCCGGGACAACTACGGCTACAGCATGAACTTCATCCTCTCCGCCGTTGAGCACAGGCTCAACGTTCGATCGGAGAGCACGGCGGAGTACCTGCTGCGGCTGGTCCGTGGAGGCCAGAGACTTCGAGCCCGCAATTTCGGAATGGGCGAGATCCAGATCGAGTTGCCCAGTGGGAAGCTGGACATCTACGATCGGAGTGAACTCGACCAAGAACTCATTGACTCGCTGAACTACTCCAAGACGATCCAGGAAGACCGCCTCTTCGAGAGCGCAGCCTACACTGGAGAGCCTGGCCCAGCCTACGTCGACCGAGCGCCCGAAGCGCCGTCGGAGGTGGGCTCGGAGGAGTCGGCCGAGGGTTTTCGGCCGGGGGGAGCCGCTACCCCCAAGAAGAAGCGGAAGCGCCGGACCAAGAAGCCATCCCAGGCTTCAGTCCAGCCGGGCAAGGATCACCCATCTACCAGCGCCGCCGACCGCACGTCCTCAACGAGCGATTCGCAGCGGCGTCTGAACCAGATGATCTTCGAGCTTTCGCAGCTGGCGACCAGTGCTATGGATGGCCAGCAAGAGATGCAGAAGCAGAACTGAGATCACTTCGGCTCCATGCAGAGATAAGGGCTTCTGTAGTGGAACGGGTAGAGCCTTGGAGAGAGGATGAGATTGAGTGGGCTTTGTGTCAGATGGAGAGTCGGTGTCCGGAGTCGAAATTTTCGCTTCCGACCGATTTCTTCACGTATGAGCATTTGCTCAGAGTGGTGCGAAAGCTCGATTTCACTTCCTCTCCAGGGATCCCCTACCTCTACGATGCCCCGACTCTCAAGGAGCTGTTTGGTTGGGATGGTGTGAGTGTGAATGAGGATGTTGTTTGGCGGTTTTGGGAGCAGATCAAGCTCTGGGAGCGAGGCGAGTTGGAGCCAAATCCGATTCGCCTCTTTATCAAGGAGGAGCCGCACAAAATTGAGAAGATCCAGGAGGGAAGGCTGAGATTGATTTCATCAGTCGCCATCCTGGAGCAGCTGATTGACCACATGCTGATGGACGCTCAGGACAATCAGGAGATCCAGAACTGGAGCACTTCCCCCTTCAAACCGGGGATGAGGTTCGTTCGTGGAGGCCTGAACCACTTCACTGGGAAGAAGAACGTCTTGGCGGCTGACAAGAGCTCTTGGGACTGGACTGTCTCAGAGGCTCTCAAAGTCGACCTCGAGTTCCGGAGACGGATGTGCCTGGACCGCTACAACGGCTCAGGCCTCTATCCCAAGTGGAGTGAGTACCTCGGAAGGAGGTTCGATGAGCTCTATGGCAAGGCTGTCTTTCAGCTTTCCAACGGAATGCGACTCAAACAAGATAGCTACGGGCTTGTGAAGAGCGGCTCTGTCAACACCATCTCCACGAATTCCCATCTCCAGCTTCTCTACCACCTCATCGCCTGGCGCCGGACCTACGGGTCCGAGCCAGCTCCGGACGCCAACTGTCTGGGCGATGACACGGCGGTGGAGTGGCCGGACGATCGGGATCCGAAGGCTTATCTGGAGGAGACGAAGCGTCTGGGTTGCAAGATTCGGTTCGCTCGAGTTGAGAAGGATCAGTACTCCTTTGCGGGGCACGTGATCAACTCTGAGCGGGCCGTCCCTGAGTACTCGGACAAGCACGCCTTCCAGATTCCCTACTACGGAGATGATTCGTTGGAGGTCTCTCTGGACTCCCTCCAGCGGCTCTACGCTCTGGATGGAAAGCGCCTTCCCATCATCCACAAGTGGCTGGCCAATCTGGCCCCGCACAAGATCTTTAGCCCCCGGGCCTTGGAGATCTGGTACCGTGGTCTGGAACCCGCACAATGGGTTCCTGACCTGACCTAGACCCTTGGCCCGAAGCGATCTCGGCCCTCAATGGCGATATTAACCCAAGCGCAAGCTGGCGGCGAACTCGGCGGGAGGGGCCTTGATCCCGG